GCAGGACCCCGTGGTCCAGATGCAGATGCAAGAACTCCAGCTCAAGCAGCAAGAGTTGCAGCTCAAAGCTCAGAAGCAGCAGATCGAGGCGGCAGAAAAGGCCGACCGCATCCGCGTAGAAGAGGAGCGCATCGCCGCACAGAAAGAGATCGCCGCCATGCAGGTGGCTGCTACGGCTGCCGCAGCTAAGGACAAGTTAGCGCGCCAGCAAGAAATCGAGGGTACACGCATGGGCATCGACGCTGCCAAACACCGCGCTCAGATGGCCATCCAACGGGCTGCACAAAATCGCCCACAACAGCAACCGCCCAAGAAGAAGGGGGACTAATTGAACGACTACAAAGTGCTGAGCCACATCGTCCGGGAGATTGACAAACTCCGGGCCGATCAGCAAACCCACCTCTCAGGAGGCGGTGCCAAAAGTTTTGACGAGTATCGTCATGTCACGGGTGTGATCCGGGGTCTCACACACGCTGAATCCATTGTCAAAGACCTTGTGCAAAGAATGGAGCAATCCGATGAGTGAGTTTGATGTTTCCGCCGTGGATCTATCCGGCGTGCTGAATAAGAGCAATGAAGAGAAAGCGAAGCAACTGCCCGACCCCAAAACGTTCCACCTGCTTTGCGTGGTGCCAGAGGCGATGGAGCAGTATGCCGACAGTGAAATTGGTATCGTCAAGTCAAGCGGTGACATCTGGCGTGAGGAAATGCTCACACCGGTGCTGTTCGTCGTGAAGCTTGGCCCTGACTGCTACAAAGACCCGACCCGCTTCCCCAGCGGTCCGTCGTGCAAGGCAGGTGACTTTGTCATCGTTCGACCCAATTCAGGCACCCGCCTGAAGATCCATGGCCGTGAGTTCCGCATCTTGAATGATGACTCAGTTGAGGCTGTGGTTGAAGACCCCCGTGGTATCACACGTGCATCGTAAGGAGTAATACATGCCATTGCCAAAGTTTGAAGGCGACGAATTCGAGTTTCCCGACGAGAAAGAAGCCAAAGCTAAGAGTAAGCAGGGCGCTGCTGAAGACGATTTCTCCTTTGAAATCGAAGACGACACACCTGAAGAGGACCGTGGCCGCAAAGCTGCACCTCCTCCAGAGGACCCAACTGAGGACGAGCTAGCCTCGTACGACGAGAAGGTTCAGTCGCGTATTAAGAAGTTCACCCGTGGCTACCACGACGAACGCCGCGCCAAAGAGGCAGCCGAGCGTGAGCGTATTGCCGCCGAGAACTACGCCAAACAGGTTCTTGAAGAGAACAAACGCCTCCAACAGCAACTTGCTACTGGCAGCCAAGCGTATATCGAGCAGTCCAAATCGTCTGCTGAGATCGAGCTAGGCGCTGCTAAGAAGGCGTATCGTGATGCGGTTGAAGCTGGTGACATTGACGCTCAGGCCGACGCCCAAGCTGATATTGCCCGCGCTATGTTGAAGGTCGAGAAGGCCCAAGGCATGAAGCCCATCGAGATGGAAGAGAAGGATGACTTCAAACCTGCCGTCGAAGAACGTACTCAACCAAAGCTGGCTCCACGCACACAAAAGTGGATTGAAACCAACAGCGACTGGTACGGAGTTGACGATGAAATGACAATGACTGCTTTAGGGCTTGACAAAAAGCTTGCAAGGCAGTATGGTCCAGACTATGTAGGTACAAAAGAGTACTTCGAAACCATCGACAAAACGATGCGCAAAAGATTTCCTGAGCATTTTGAAGATGCTCAGAGCTATGAGGAAGACGAAGATCCTCCAAAAAGATCGTCAGAACCGGCAGATGAGGAAACTCCCCGCCGTGCAACAAAACCCGCTAATGTTGTGGCTCCGGCCTCACGTAGCACCCCGCCTAACCGTGTTCGGTTGAAGGCATCCGAAGCTGCGATTGCTCGCAGACTTGGGGTTCCTTTGGAACAGTACGCGAAACAGGTTGCTTTGCTTAGAAAAGGTGAATAAGAATGGAAAACGTAACTAAGGCCGAAAAAGGTCAGAACCGTTTGGCTCGTGAGTTGGATACCCGTCAAGTGATGCAGCGCCCAGAAGCGTGGCGTCCTCCCGAGGTTCTCCCAAGTCCCGATCCTCGTGATGGTTGGTCTCACCGTTGGGTGCGCACCGCTACCATGGGGGCAGCCGATCCATCTAACATTTCTTCTAAGCTTCGCGAAGGATACGAACCCTGCAAAGCAGAAGACTATCCCGAGCTCATGATGCACGCCACCACAGAAGGTCGCTTTAAAGGCAACATTGAAGTGGGCGGACTGTTGCTCTGCCGTATTCCGGCTGAGTTCTTGCAACAACGGGCAGCGTACTACGCTAACCAGAACAAGGCTCAAATGGATTCAGTGGACAACAATTTTCTTCGTGATAGTGATCCGCGGATGCCTCTTTTCTCTGAGAAGAAGTCCAAAGTCACTTTCGGTTCTGGTAATTAATTTTTGGAGTCCTAAATGGCATACCCTACCGTTTCGGCACCTTATGGCCTGAAGCCTGTCAATTCGATTGACGGCAAGCCATACGCTGGTGCCTTCCGTCAGATTCCTGTTGCCGCTGGTTTCGGCACCGCTATTTTCAATGGCGATGTGGTTGAGATCAACAGCGACGGTTATCTCGTTAAAGCAACTTCTACCAACGCCGCTACACCCGTGGGTGTCTGCATGGGCGGTCAGTACGTGAACTCTAGCGGTCAAACCGTGCAAGGTCAGTACATCCCCGCTTTGGCGTCTACCGCTTCCAACTTGGCTTACGCCTACGTTGTGGATGACCAACAAGCCTTGTTCAAGGTTGCCGTTTTGACTAGCGGCACCACCATGGGCACTGCCGGTCGCACTGTTGTGGGTTCTAACCTGCCTCTGGTGTTGAACGCTGGTTCTACCACTACTGGTGATTCCGCTGTTGGTGTGACATTGACCGGTGCTGGCACTACTGCCACCATCCCAATGCGTGTTATCGACGTGGTCCCCGAGACCGCAACCGCCGCTGACACTTACACCGAGTTGTTGGTGAAGATCAACACCCACCAGTACAACAGCACCACCGGTGTTTAAGGAGTAAAAAATGGCTATTTCACGCGCACAGTTACTTAAAGAACTGCTCCCCGGCTTGAACGCTTTGTTCGGCATGGAATACGCTCGCTACGGCGAAGAGCACAAAGAAATCTACGAAACAGAGACATCTGAGCGTAGCTTTGAAGAAGAAACCAAACTGTCTGGTTTCTCTGCTGCTCCCGTCAAGAACGAAGGTTCAGCGATCCAGTATGACAACGCACAAGAAGCATGGTCAACTCGCTACAACCACGAGACTATCGCTCTGGGCTTCTCCATCACTGAAGAAGCTGTGGAAGATAACTTGTACGACAGCTTGTCTGCCCGCTACACCAAGTCTTTGGCTCGCGCCATGGCTTACACCAAGCAAGTCAAGGCTGCTTCAGTTTTGAACAACGGCTTCAGCGCTAGCTACCCCGGTGGCGACGGCGTTGCTTTGTTCAGCACTGCTCACCCCTTGATCTCTGGTGGCACCAACAGCAACACTCCTTCTACCCAAGTTGACCTGAACGAGACTTCTTTGGAAGCCGCCGTGATCCAGATCGCTGCTTGGACTGACGAACGTGGTCTGTTGATCGCTGCTAAGCCCAAGAAATTGGTTGTGCCTCCAGCATTGATGTTCACTGCTAAGCGTTTGTTGGACACCGAACTCCGCGTGTCTACCGCTGACAACGACATCAACGCGATCAAGCAAATGGGTGCAATTCCTGAAGGCTACACCGTCAACCACTTCTTGACCGACAGCAATGCTTGGTTCTTGACTACAGACGTGCCTAACGGTATGAAGCACTTCGTTCGTACTCCCTTGCAGAACAGCATGGACGGTGACTTTGACACCGGCAACGTGCGCTACAAGGCTCGCGAGCGTTACAGCTTCGGTTGGTCTGATCCCCTCGGTATGTGGGGTTCTTCAGGCTCCTAAGCCAACTAAGAAAAGCTCCTTCGGGGGCTTTTCTTTTTTCTAATTTCGTGTATATTCGACACATCCCCGGGGTCCCCGGTGTATCTGACTAGTCCCGGCTAGACGACATGCAGACAGATACGCCTCACTTGCATGTAAGGAAAAAACATGGCACGCACTACTTTCCAAGGCCCAGTTCGTTCTTTGGGCGGTTTCTACAACCAAGGTCCCAACACAGTCGTTAACTTGGCTAACGGTACCAACACCGTGACTTTGGATGTCGCTGGCTACGCTGGTCGCACTATCCGCACCAATGACGCCACTCTCATCATCACTCTCCCCGCGATCAACACCACTGCTGATTCTCCAGCCAACGGTCCCGGTACCCCTCCCGGCACGATCAACAACGTTGGTACCAGCTACACTTTTGTGGTTGAGACTACTGCCTCTGCTCTGGCTATCAAAACCAACGGCACCGACAAATTCGTTGGTTCTTTGTTGATGGTTGACACCGACAGCTCTGGCGCTACTACTGGCTACGCTCCTGCTGCTAGCAACGACGTCATCAACTTGGACGGCACTACCACCGGTGGTATCGCTGGTTCGACTATCACTGTGACTGTGTTGGCAGCCA